CTATCTTTTATGTAGTTAAAAATCTCAGTATTAGATGCACCACCCATTCCATCCATATCAATATCTGCCGCTTTAGCCTCACAATGTTGTGAATTTAAGCTACCTCCAATGTAATGGTTCAGAGCCTTAGACCTATATCCAGATGAAATATTAATAGGGCCAAACTTGATTCTGATTGGCTCTAATACTTTCTCACAAAGAACAATAAGGTTCTTTAAATGCTCTGGAGTTGGTTCGTTTGATACTCCATGTCTTTTTGCTGACTCACTACGAGTAAACTCTGCTAATGAAAAATGTGCTGTTAATTTCATCTTAAATCATTTGATTTACAAAATATGCTAATCCCAGCAACCATAATAGGAAGCCAAGTGTTAATATTATCTTTTCGTTCTTAGGCATCTTTCTTAAATATTTTCTCTACTGAGGTTAAACCTAAACAACCGAATGCTAACAAAGCTACTGATTCTACAAGTATTGCACTTGGAGCCGTATGCTCTTCACTAAAACTGTTGTGATACATAGTAACACATAATGCGATAACACATAGCAATCCACATAAACGCTTCATGCTAAATCTACCGTTATCTTCTTGGAAAAACTGTTTCATATTATAATTGACTAAATTGGAAAATGACTAAGAATATTAAGATTATTTTTTGCCAAGCATGGTATTTATCCATCTTGTCAAGTTCTTTTTCTCTATTACGATATGTTTCGAGATTAGCTTCGTAGCGATACTTGTAATTTTCAAGCGTACTAACTTTATAGCTGTAGATAGTGAAAATAGAATCATGTTTTATTGTTTTAGATTTTAACGAGTCCTTATAAGCGATTATTGTATCGTTATAGGACTTATATAATTTATTGATGGTATCTGCTTGACCTATGGTCATTATAACTACAGAGTCACCCTTAATCTTTTTTGTAGTGGGATATTGCGAGTAGCTTGAAACTGACAGCAGTATCATTACTAACACTATCCAAAGTCTGCTTAACTTCATTTAGTTCGGTTTTTAGTGTATTTACCTCTTGCTTAATCTCAGCAAACTTGCTAACGGTAGACGTTACTATTGCTTCTTTGGCCTCATCTGCCTTAACTTGAACAGCTTTGTTCTTAGTCAAGGTTTGATTAAAATCATTCATAAACTGCTCAAACTCCTTATCCTCTTGCTGCTTATCTTCTTTTTTAGCTGTCACATTAATCGTTGTAGCTGTAACCGTTAGAAACCCAAAAATTAAAAGAATTGATTTCATGGCCTATTATTTTACAGATGATTTAATAGCACCCATTGCATCAAGAGTCTCTAACTTAGTAGTCGTTGAACTTAGGGCTGTCTTACACTCAATTAACGCTTGTGTTTTCAAGCTATCTTTATACTCAAGATTAGTAATCCTTGCGTCTTGAGAGTTGATTTGATTGTTGAAATTGCCTCTAATGTCTACATAAAGGACAGTTATACCGATGATAACTAAAAACATAGTGCCCTTAATTGGGTCTTTACTAAATTGGGAAAAACTAATCGGTAGAGGATTAGCACTTACATTAACGTCTTTCTTTGGAGCCATGTTACTTTTTACCTATTTTAAAATACAAGCTACCAGAGTAACTCATATTATTATTTTTATTAATATTAAGATTAAGACCTATTAGAGCCTTATTTTTGGCACTTAACATCAAACCAGGACTTAGTACTTCTAATCCATTAGATTGGCTAAAATCGCCTCTTATGCCGTAAAAAAGCCTATACTTAGCTTTCTCTGCATAAAACTCCTTAACATAGATGGTTTTTTCGGTAATCTTGGACTCAAAAGACCTCGATTTGATACTATTTTGGCTGATGGTATCATTAATCACAAAGATATTAGAATCTTGTTTAATAGTGTCAGAATAAGCCCTGCTTAGGTTGTAATCGTACATGATAAAAGCTGTGTCATGAATAGTGGTCGTATCAACATCTATAATGACAAAAGGAATAGAATCTCCCTTTATGTACGTTTTTCTGTACGTTTTTAAGTACACAGTATCATGTATCTCCTTAATCTTATTGTAGTTGCTCATATCACTAAAGTCAGCCTTTTTATCGGTCTTATGACATGATTCATAGGCAAATACGCCTAAGAAAAAGAATCCAATAATAAGTATATAGTCTCTAAGATGTTGCATAGTTTATTGATTTGCACATAATCCAGTTGGAGTTATTGTACCAGTTCCACTTGTTATTGATATTTGAGGTAATCCTCCACTTATTTGAGCACATTGATAGAATGAACCAGGCCCACTTAATCCTATTGCATAAGTTTGTCCAGTATCACAATCATTATATTCTACTACTCCACCTCCAGGACTTGTAATAGTAACATAGTATCTACCACAATTGTTTGGATTGCTAAAACTATAAGGGCCTACGCCTTGAATTGACACAGAATATGTTGCAACTCCTTCTACTGGGCCATTAAGAGTCAAAGAAGTAATATAGCCAAAACCATACACTTGATTTACAGATGTAGTGCCTATATAAAATCTAACAGTTATTTTAGTTCTATTAAGATGTGCGTCTAACATATCTTTATAATCATAATTACCAATAGAAATTAACCCATCGCAAGTAAGACTCCATTCAGATATGTCATTCTTAAACTGTCTAAACCAATCTGAAGTATAAGATGTTACATCTATTTGACTTACGCTAACATCAAAAGCACAGTTTGTAGAAGCAGCAAAAGGAGAATAAGAACCTCCTGCTTCACGATATGATAAAATTAAATCTGTTCCTAAAATTGCCATGGTATAATTTTTAAGATATTGTATATCTACCGCTTCCTTGTAGCGTTATTCTATAAGTTGCTGCATTTTCCATAGGCCCAGTTGTGTTTATAGACTGTATATTAGCTGTTCCGCTAATTATATAAGTAGGAGATGTTCCAATACTAAACTTAATTGTAATTGGAGTCCTCGCTAATTGAGCATCTAACATTAACTTTAACTCGTAATCACCATTTGCTACAAATCCATCACAATTAACTGTCCATGTTGATAGATTAGGTAAAGAGTCAGTAAACCACGCAGAATATGATGATGCAAAAGGAGTTAAATCGGTAGAAGCATCAAAAGAGCAGTTTGTGGCTGCTCCAAATGGTATATTAGTTGAACCATTAAAATAATATAGAATAACATTAGTACCTAAAATAGCCATAGTTTATTTTTTATTCATACTTAATACTTTCAAAAGAAGCATTATCTGTATTACTGATTTCTAATAATTGTACACTTGTAACTTGATTTATAGATGGTATAACAGTTAATCTATTAGCCATAAATATTTTATCACTATAAGATAGGTTACCAGGACTGCTATCGCTTATAGCATATTTAGCTTGTAAATAAGCACCAACACCATCTGGACTTTTTAATTCACCAAAATCACCTTCTAATGTAGCCATATTCTTATTAAAGATATTAGAATACACTCTACATATCAATCTATTCAAACTGCTAAATACACCAGCCTTACCATATCTATACCATTCAGTTAATTTAACCGCACTGCTATTATATAAAGTTCCTATAGTATTAGGCTGTGAAGTATCTGGGTATATAGAACCATAAGGAATATCTATTACTTTTTCTAAAGCTAAATTAGACCCTAATGTTCTCTTTATTTTAACAGATTTAAAAGCATTTGAGCCTTGTTGTAGTCTAAAGTTTCTAAATCTAAAATAACTATAATTTAAGTCTAATAAGAATCCAACTTTTGCATATCCAAACATATATGTTGCAGTTCCTGCAGCAGCAATACCAAAAGGGATAGTTCTGCTATATGAATTCCTTGGACTTGAGCCAATACCAGCAGTATTTGCTTCTGGTATTTCAATATAAGATACAGTTGTAGTCCATGTATTATCATCTTTTAAGTAATAAGTAGTACCACCAACAAAAACATTAATAAACATTTTACATCTTGCAGGGTTACCGAATCCAGGCAACGGCCCAGCATAGTATAAGTCATATTCAAATGAAACAGTACCAGGTTGATTAATCATATAAGGCAAGAATCCTACACTACCAGCACTACCATTCATTTCGAATTGCACAGTACCACCACCTGCAGCACCAGTACCAGCTTGTATTCTTACATCATTGTAAATATCGTCATCTATATTATAAAGCTGTAAAAAACCAGCACCAGTAGTAGTTAATGTAAATCCAGTAGGAGCAGTACTTGTTGTTGTGTATTGTTTAAAATCTCCATTATTTATATAATTGTCAACAAAATCAAAATCTGTGTTAACAGTTAATCTTGAATAACCCTTTCTTATAATTTTAGTTTGTGAGTTATTTATAAAGTGGACTTGTCCTGGAGCATAAGGATAAATAACAATAGGA